TCTGATACCAAAGTATATTACAATCCTATGAGAATTAATTGTTTAGTCCTTAAAGAAGAAAAATCATATTCAGGTGATGATAATGGATATGATTCTACTAGAACAGGAGAGTTTAATTTCCTTAGAGATGATTTGAAAGATAAGAATATTATTATTGAAGAAGGCGATGTTTTAGAATGGGATAATGAATACTATGAAATTGATGGTGTAGGTGCATCTCAATATTGGACCGGAAGAAATCCATCAACTGATATAGGCATTATAGAAGGCGATATTAACGAACATGGTCTAAGTATAGCTGTTAAAGTTACGGCCCATGTAACAAGAAGAAATAGATTAAATATACAAGAAGTTAGATCAGGTATTAATAAACCCAATAATATACCGAGGAACTTATAATGGCTAAAAAAGAATTAAAAAATACCCAAAGTTCGTTTTCTAGAAATCCAGTTCCTAATAGGGCAGAACAAGTAAGGCGTGATAATGATATTGTTAAGACTCCTAAATGTACTATAGAAGATGTTGATTTTGCAATTATATCTTATATAAGAGATGTTCTTAAACTACAAGTAACAGAGAATGGACAAATTATAGATGTGCCTATAATGTATGCAAATGGGGAGAAATGGGCACAAGTTCAAGCAAAAGGCTATATGAGAGACCGTAAAGGCAAGATAATGACGCCAGTTGTAAGTATACGAAGAGGTTCTATTATAGAGAGAGACACTTTGAAATCATTAGGTGTTAATAATAATCCTGCAGGAAATGATTTTGTACATCAAAACAAACATACCATGCAAAACAAGTATGATAGATTCTCAGTACAACATGGGTCTCAACGTAAAAAAGAATTTTATATAGCACCAGTACCAGAATTTGTAGATGTATCATATGAATTATTATTATGGACAGAATATACGGAACAAATGAATTCATTGGTAGAACAAATAATGCCTACAAATGGATTTGCATACGGAACAACATTTAAGTTTCCAACATACATGTCAGATGTTACATTTGATACTACAAATGCAACAGGAGAAGATAGAGTTGTTAGAGCTACAATACCATTAACAACTAAAGCGGCATTAATGATGCCATTTGAATTACAAAAATCAAATTTCGAAAAAAGAATATCGGTTAAAAAAATAGTGTTTGGAGCCGAATCTTTAAAGAAACCACCGGGTGGTTATTGATAACACTAGCATATTTATATAAGTATTATAATTAAAAAAGGAAAAAGTTATGGCGAAAGCAATTAAATTTACAGAAGAAGAACTAAATCAAATCACTGAACTAAGAGAATCAAACGGAAGTAAAATTTCTGAATTCGGACAGATTGAATTAGAATTATTATTAGCTAATCAAAGAATAGAAGCTTTAGAAAATGCTAAAGAAAATCTTCGAACACAATATGTTGAATTACAAGACAAAGAAAGAACTTTAGTTCAACAATTAAATGAAAAATATGGTGCCGGTCAAGTTGATCTATCTAGCGGAGAGTTTATTCCGGTAAAATAGATTGTTTGGCTAAATGCACTGATATTTATAAGAAATTGAATAATAAAAGAGGAGCATCAAAATGGCCGAAAAAATTGTATCACCCGGGGTATTTACAAACGAAGTAGATCAATCGTTTTTACCAGCCGGCGTTCAAGCAATTGGAGCTGCTGTTATTGGACCAACACAAAAAGGTCCGGCAGGAATTCCAACAATAGTATCGAGTTATTCTGAATATGTACAAACCTTTGGAGGTAAATTTACTTCTGGGTCAGGTGCATCAGAACAGTCATACAAATACTTAACTAACTATGCTGCACAAGAATACTTAAAGTATGCAGATACATTAACAGTAGTTAGAATATTAGCTGGAGCATATAGCCCAGCAACATCAAATGTATCAACTGCAGTGACAACAGGTGAAACTTTTTCATCTGGATCATTGACATTGACGGAAGTGAAAGAAGGAGAAACATTTAGAATTGTACAAGGTTCTAATACAGTTAACTTTATTGCACAAGCGAATCCAAATACAGATGCAAGTGATGGATTAACAAACTTCTTTGCTAAAGGAGCAACAGCAGAATTAATGGCAAATGCATTAGCAACAGAGATTACTGCAAATAGTGTGTTATCAGGAATTACAGCAACTAATGTAGCTGGCAAGATTATTTTATCCGGTTCAGCTGCAGGAACAGGGCCAAATGGTATTACATTTGCAACAGCATCGTCAAATACACCAGGATCAATTGGATCAACAGCTGGTACAAACTTCTTTACAATGGCAGGTGGTACTGATACATCAGCTTCAGAAACAGTATTTACATTAACAACATTAGCAGATGGTGCTGGCATGAATAGTGGTGGTGGTACAGAAGGAACTAATAATGTATTATCTAATGGTACTGAAAATAATTTAAGATGGGAAGTAACTTCAAAGAATGATTTGAAAGGTACTTTTAACTTAATTATTAGAAGAGGTGATGATACTATTAAAAGAAAGACAATATTAGAACAATATAATAATTTATCATTAGATCCTAATTCAACTGATTATATTGCAAGAAGAATTGGTGATCAATCAAATACATTGAGAGATAGTGGAACAACAGATCCATTCCTTCAATTATCTGGATCATTTGCAAATCGATCTAAATATGTAAGAGTAAGTGTTTCAAAAAATACTTATAACTATTTAGATTCAAATGGTAATGTAAGAGTAGGAAGTGCATCAGGTAGTTTACCTGCAGTATCATCTGGTTCATTCTTGAATGGTAGTGATGGTAATGTTGAACATCCACAAAAATTCTATGAAGCAATAGAAGACACAAATGTACAAGGATATAATCCTGATAATTCAACTAAAGGTGGTACAGCTTATTCAGATGCAATTGCATTATTGAAAAATCAAGATGAATATGATATTAATTTAATTACAGTGCCAGGATTGGTAGATGATAAGCATGGAACAACAATTGGTGAATTAGTTCAAATGTGTGAAGATAGAAGTGATTGTTTTTCTATAATTGATCCAATATTATATGCTGGAGGATTAAGTACAGCAATTGCAAAGGGTGATGCTAGAGATAGTAATTATGCTGCAATGTATTGGCCTTGGGTAAAAATTCCAGATACAGATCTAGGAAGAAATGTTTGGGTTCCTGCATCAACAGTTATACCTAGTGTATATGCCTTTAATGATAGAGTTGCTGCACCATGGTTTGCACCAGCCGGTCTTAATAGAGGAGGAATTGATATTGCAGTTCAGACAGAAAGAAAATTAACTCATGCAAATAGAGATTCATTATATGAAAGTAATGTGAATCCAATTGCAACTTTCCCTAATGCCGGTGTAACAGTATTTGGTCAGAAGACATTACAAAAGAAATCATCTGCATTGGATAGAGTTAACGTTAGAAGATTATTAATTGCAGCTAAGAAATTTATTGCTTCAACAACTAAGTTCTTAGTATTTGAAAATAATACAGCAGCAACTAGAAACAGATTCTTAAGCATTGTTAATCCTTATTTTGAAAATGTACAACAAAGACAAGGATTATATGCATTCAAAGTTGTTATGGATGAAACTAATAATACTCCAGACGTAATTGATAGAAATACAATGGTTGGACAAATATTCCTTCAACCTGCTAAGGCAGCTGAGTTTATTGTAATTGATTTCAATATTTTACCAACAGGAGCAGCATTTCCTGAATAAAATTTAGGATAGTGTATATTTATATTAAAGAGGAATAAAAAGATGGCAGAATTACTTGACCCAACCGAAATATTTTATACGGCATATGAGCCGAAGATGGCCAATAGGTTCATCATGTATATTGAAGGAATACCAGCATACTTAATTAAAGCAGCTAGTAGACCATCAATTGACCAAGGTGAAGTTATATTAGACCACATCAACGTTGAAAGAAAGTTGAAAGGAAAGTCTAGATGGCAAGATGTAACAGTAACATTATATGACCCAGTTGTTCCATCAGGAGCACAAGCAGTTATGGAATGGGTAAGATTACATCATGAATCCGTAACAGGAAGAGATGGATATAGTGACTTTTATAAAAAGAACATTACTTTCAATACTTTAGGACCAGTAGGTGATAAAGTTGAAGAATGGACTTTGAATGGAGCATTTATTTCATCTGCAACATTTGGAGACATGGATTGGGCAACAGAAGATCCATTGCAAATTGAATTGACTCTAAAATATGATTATGCAGTGTTACAATTCTAATTGATATTTCGAAAGCATTAAAGAATCCTGCCTTACGGTGGGATTTTTTACTGTTAAGGCATATTTATATAAAAGTAATAAGTTATTAAAGGAGATACTATATGTCACAAAAAGTTAACGACGATTATCCAGGTAAAGCACCGATGTCAGATAAACAATTAAAAGATATTGCAACAGCACAATATGTGTCCAAAGCAACTGAATCAGATACTACAACTCATAAATTTCCAACAGAGATAGTTGAGTTGCCATCTAAAGGATTATTATATCCTGCAGAAAGTTCATTATCATCAGGAAAGTTAGAAATGAAGTATATGACAGCAAAAGAAGAGGATATCTTAACAACTCAATCTTATATTAAACAAGGAGTTGTTTTAGATAAACTATTTAGATCGTTAATTGTTGGTAACGGTGAAGGTAAGCCAGTAAATTATAATGAACTTCTTATTGGTGATAAAAATGCAGTAATGATTGCAGCAAGAGTGTTAGGTTATGGTAAAGATTATACATGTAAAGTAACAACACCTAGCGGAGAACAACAAGATGCGACAATCGATCTTACATCATTTGATGATAAACCATTAGATGAATCTTTATATACAAAGGGCATAAATAACTTTGAATTCTTATTACCAGCATCTCAAAGGAAAGTAACTTTCAAAATATTAAATCATAAAGATAATGCAGCAGTTGATTTAGAACTAAAATCTGTTAAAAAAATTAAAGATGGATATGGATCTAAAGAACTTACTACAAGACTAATACATGCTATTACTTCTCTAGATGGAGATGATGATAGAGGTAAGATTAGATCATTTGTAAAGAATGAATTATTAGCAATTGATTCTAGAGCATTAAGAGACAATATGAGAAAGATGGGACCAGATGTAGATCTTACGGTAGAAATTATCGATCAAGAAACAGGCGAACCATTTGAAATTACACTTCCTATCACGGCGAACTTTTTTTGGCCTAGCGTCTAACTATAGACGCACGCTGCATGCACAGATTTTTGATTTAATATATCATGGAAATGGGGGATTCAACTGGTCCGATGTGTATGAAATGCCAGTATGGTTACGAACATTCTATTTACGTAGTATAATAGACTTCCGAAAAAAGGAAAATCAACACCATGAAGAGTCAATGAAGAAAGCCAAGTCAAGATCTCGTTCAAAACGTAGATAATTCACCATTAGTCGATATTTATTAAAAAGGAAGAGACTAATGAATAAACTAGAAGAAAAGACGTTAGAACAGATAAAAGAACTCAATGAAGGCATTTTATCAAGTATCGCTAAAATGTTCGTTCGTAATAAAGTTAAGTCTAAATATAAAAAGGCTTATGCAATTGCGAAAGACGATCCAGAACTACAAGCAGCTTTAGGTGATTTAGAAAACTACCATAAACGACTTAATAAGATTATGAAGACGTTATGTAAACGTAGACCTGACCATCCAAAGTGTAATTAAGGGATAATTCATGAATGCCAAAGAACAAGCAAAAGCTCAAGCAGATCTTAACAAACTAGTTAAGGCAGGTAATATCAGTCAGAAAGAGGCCAAAAATCTAATGGATAGTATGGTCGCATCCGGCGAAAAAACTGCAGCGGCATTCCAAAAGGTATTATCTAATATTCAAAAAATGGCTCCGGCTATCGAAAAAATTAAAGCTCCGTTAGAATCAATCAATGGTTCAATCGGAGATATGGAAGATTCTTTAATTGACATCACTAGTGAATTGCAGACATTAGGACAAAAAAGTGTAAAGAATTTTAAGGGTATTGGAAAAGATACCGGATTAATTGTACAAAATTTAAACAAGAAATTAGTAGCAGAAGTTAGAAGTGGTAAGATGAATGCCCATCAGGCTAAAGTTCTAATGAAATCAAATGCCGAATTAGCACAAATGGCTAGAAGTGTAGATGCAATTGCATCCAATGATAATATGGCAATTGTATTTGATGAAGCTATGGATTCCATGGAAGATTTAAGTAATGGCATAGAAGGTATATTTAATAAGATACCTGGTGGTGGAATGTTATTTAAAATGTTAGGTGGAGAACAATTAACTGGTCAATTACAAAAAGCAGCAACAGCTGGATTTGGCGCAATGGCACAAGCAATGGCAGCCGGCGCAAGTCCATTAGCAGCTTTACAAGCAGGTATGACAGCATTTAATGCAACTGTAATGGTCAATCCAATAATATTAGTTATAGCAGCTGCAGTAGCATTAACAGCATTATTAGCAGCACAGAATAAAAAATATAGAGAACAAGCTAAAACAGCCGGCGTATCTTTAGCAGTAGCAAAACAACAAGTAGTAGCTGCTAAGCAACAAGTATCAGAAGGCAATACATTATTAGCAAATACAGAAGATGTATTGACGGCACAAAATGCAGTAAATAAATCACTAGGCACAGCATTAGCAATCAATGCAGCAAATGCAGCACAGGTAGCAGATATAGGCGAATCAATGGGATATGGTGCCCAGGTAGCTGGTGAAAGTGCAGCAGCAATGATACAAATGGGTGTAGCTCAAGCAGATGTTGCAGATATGCAAATGGAAACTAACTTAATGGCAGTAAAGGCTGGCGTTGATATGGCCTCGGTTCAAAAAGATATAGCTGATAATGCCGGCAAAACTTCTAAGTATTTTGCAGGGAATCCGAAGGCATTGCAAAAGGCAGCAGTAGAAGCCGCAAAAATGGGAATGAGCTTATCAGATATGGCTGATATATCAGATAAATTATTAGACTTTGAAACCTCTATTCAAGCTCAATTTGAGTTACAATCATTGACTGGTAAACAAATGAATTTTGATAAAGCTCGTCAAGCAGCATTAGAAGGAGATATAGCAAAAGCATCTTCATTAGTATTAGAACAAGTTGGCTCTATACATGATTTCAATAAAATGGATGTTCTAGAACGTAAAAAGTTAGCAGATGCAACTGGTATGAGCGTTGAACAACTTCAAAAATCATTGACAATTCAATCAATGAGAGGACAATTATCAGAAGACGAATTAGCTGCAGCACAGGGATTAAATTTAACAGCAGCAGAAATGAAGGATTTGACTGCAGACGATCTTAAACAAAAATTAGCAAGTCAAGATGCAACAGCCAAGATGGCTAAGGTAATGGATCAAGTAAAAGAATCAGCAATGATGGCATTACAACCATTAATGGACATGATAGGTATTATATTTGATATACTATCTCCTATAATTAAAATAGGATTGTTTATTAACAAATTAATTATGATACCATTCAAAGCTGTATTT